CAACCGCACTTGTCCTGTATTATCCAAAGTATAATCTTGTCGTTCCTTATGTCTGGCTGCCAGAGGAGCGTGTACAAGTCAGGGCTGTTGACGGTGTTCCATACCTTGATTGGATGAAAGAGGATTGCGGACTGATGACCACACCGGGTAATGCAACAGACTACAACTTTATCAAAAAGAAAATAATCGATATTCAGAAAAACAACGATTTGAAGCTTATCTATTACGATAGGTATAATTCCAGTCAGGCGGTTATAGACTTGCTAGAAGAGGGTGTACCAATGGAGCCGATGTCACAGGGTTATTTAGCTTTTAACAGACCAATGAAGGAGATTGAAAAAATGGTAGCTGAAAAAAGACTAATACACCAAGCTAATCCAATATTGCGCTGGCAGATCGGAAACGTAGTTTTAAAAATGGATGAATACGGGAATATTAAACCCAACAAAGGTGCATCTAATGAAAAGATTGATGCAGTAGTAGCGATGGCCATGGCGATAGGAGCGCATTTGCAGGATAATTATAACTCTATCGGCAGTAAATCGATTTATGAAGATCGAGGATTCAGGGATATTTGACTTTTAAGTACAAAAAAACTACATTTGTTATATGAAAAAATACCAAAAAATAGTACATAAGCCTCACGCATTAAGTTTTAGACTGTCAGGTGATTTGTACCAGCAGATTATGAGAAAAGCACGAAAGGAGGGGAGAAGCATTACTTCTATAATTTCAGAAGCTATTTCCGCTTTCTTTAAAAATTAATTCTGGTTTTGTTACGCAGCATATTGCTGCATTTGTTAATCAATGCTTATTGAGTTTGCCCCGACATTTTTTGTTGGGGTTTTTTATTGCATCTTATTTAGATATGTCTTACATTAAAGATACATGAGATTAATTTAATTGGGATTTGGGTTCGAAGCTGTCTATTTAGGCAGCTTTTTTTATTTTGAACCGTATCATAAGTAACTATGTTATTTATGTATATGGGAATACTACGCAATTTAAGGAGCTATTTTTCCTTAAATAATCCAAATACAACTATTAACGCTCAATCCTTAGAAGCGTTAAGTCCTTTAGGGTATAATTCTACCGATGTCACAGTACTTAATGTATTGGGCATCCCTGCCGTATCTCGCTGCCTAAAGCTTATCGGGCAAACTATTTCCGGTCTACCTATCCAGATTCAAGGAAAAAACGAAAACGGGATTTACAAAATCGAAGAGCATCCAATGATTGATGCTTTGAAAGAACCTAATAGTTTTAGTCCGCAAGGTGATTTCTTTGAAGCGGTGATAGTCCACTTGTTACTTAGAGGTAATGCAATCATAGAAATAGACAGGAGAAGAGATAGAAGCGTAAAAGGTCTGTATATCTTAGACCCTGACGAGGTAAACATCGAAGTGACCACTAAGCGAAATCTGGTTTATAAAATTCGTGATCGGGTGATTCGTGATTACGACATTCTACATTTTAAAGACCACACCTTAGATGGCATTGCAGGACTTGACAAACTAAAGCTGCATAAGGATTTATGGGGTTTAGCTTTAGAAAATATTAGCTACGCTGTCAAGTACTATTCCAACGGTGCTAGACCTTCGGGAGTTTTGAAAACGCCAGAAGTGCTATCTGATCAAGCGTACAACAGGCTAAGAACAAGCTGGGAAACTCGCTACGGGGGAGCTAATAAAGGCAAAACAGCTATTTTAGAAGGTGGGATGTCTTATGAAAGTATAGGGGCTAATCCAGACGAAGCAAGTTTTAGTAATACTACTAATCTAGTACAACAACAAGTGGCACAGGTTTTTGGTGTTCCACTTTACTTGTTAGGAGATATGTCTAAGATGACGTTTAATAATACTGAACAGTTGGCAATACAGTATGTAAAATATACAATACTGCCAGTAGTTGAAACCATTGCACAAGAACTCACCCGAAAGCTTTTAACAGAAGAAGAAAAAGCTACCGGGTTAGGTTTTAACTTTGACCTAAACAGCTTACTAAAAGCTGACACACAAAACCGAGCAGAATACCTTTCTAAGCTTATTAATGCAGGTGTGCTTTCTATAAATGATGCCAGACGAATTGAGAACCTGCCAGACATTGATGGAGGTGACAACCATTTTTTACAGGTCAACATGATGGAGATAAACAAGTTAGTAAAAGATAAAGATGGAAAAGAGAACATATAAAATAGAATTAAGGGCAGAACCTGACAGCCGTATGGTTGAAGGTTACGCTGCTTTGTACGATTCGCTTTCTAAAGATTTAGGAGGGTTTCAGGAGAGACTAGCACCCGGTGCTTTTGGAGATACAGACATGACAGAGACAGTAGCACTGTTTAATCATGATTACAATTTTCCTTTAGCAGCTCGTAACAATAACTCTTTAGAAATCACTCACGATGACAAGGGGATTCGTTATCGCTTTGAAATGCCAAACACAAGCTATGGAAATGACTTACTAGAGCTGATGCGCTCCGGTATTGTTTCACAAAGCTCTTTTGCTTTTACGGTAAATTACGATGATACGGAATGGGAAAAGAGGGAAGACGGCACACACATCCGAAACATAAAGAAGATTAAAAAATTGTATGATGTTAGTCCTGTTACCAGTCCGGCATATTCGGACACAACAGCGGCAGTAAGATCATTTGAACAATATCAGGAAGAAACAAAGCCACAGCCAACTGCTGACTGGCTTAATTTTTATTTAAAAACATTAGAATATGACAATTAAGGGTCTATTGGAAAGAAAGTCAGCAGTCTATACAGAAATGCAGGCACTAGCACATAATGCTAGAAAGGAAAACCGTTCATTTACGGATGAGGAAAAGATTGCTTTCGATAAAGCAGACAAAGACTACAATGGAATTGTAGAGACTATCGAACGCATGGAGAAGTCCAAAGCGTATGAAGCTGACTTTGCGCAAAAGGACGAGCAAGTAAACAATGAACCAAAGGTATCAAAAGAGGAGCGTTACGCTCATGCTTTTAATAAGTATCTACGTTTCGGAAATGGAGAGCTTACAGCAGCAGAGAAGCAGCTATTGGTAGAAGAGCGTGTAAACGTATCGGATAATAACGCCAAAGGTGCATTTACTGTATCAACGGTTCTTTACGATCAGTTTGTAGAAACAATGAAATATTTTGCTCCGATTTTGAACGAGGTAAACCTACTTCGTACAGCATCCGGGCAAAAGATGGATTTTACAACGTTTAACGAAACGAACAAATCCGCTGCGTTTATCACAGGCGGTCAGGGTTCAACAGTCAATGAGACTGAAATGGACTTTGGAACAGCATCTATTGATGTCCACACAGCAGCAACAATGGTTAAACTATCATGGGAGCTTTTACAGGATAATGAGTTCAACCTAGAGGGTGAGCTTGGACGTTTGCTAGGTGAGCGTGTAGGGCGTTTGTTAGAGGAAGTTTATACGAACGGATCAGGTACAAACCAGCCGTTTGGAATCTTGACAGATGCAGGTGCAGGCGTTACTGCTGCTTCGTCTTCTGTGATCACAAGGAATGAGATTATAAACCTAATCCACTCTATTGATCCAGCTTACAGAGCCAGAGGAGCAAAGTTCATGTTCAACGATTCTACATTGGCAGCATTTAAGCAGTTGACAATAGGAACAGGAGATGCACGTCCTTTGTGGGTTCCATCAATGAGAGAAGGAGAGCCGGACACATTAGAAGGTTTTGGTTATGTAATTAATCAAGCAATGCCTGATATTGCAACTGGTGACACTCCAATGGTATTCGGTGAAATGTCTTGTTACTATGCACGTGAGGCAGGTTCTGTTTCACTTCGCAGACTAGATGAAAGATTTGCTGATTCACTTGTTAGCGGTTTCCTATTGTATGGACGTTATGGTGGTAAGCTTTTGAAATCTGATGCTGTGAAGAAAATCACAATGGCATAATGAAAGTAAGATTATTACAGTCAATTATGGGCGTAATAAATGGACAAAGAGGGGCGCACCAGACCGGTGCAATCCTTGACGTCGATACAAAGACCG